TTTTGGGGCGCGTTGGTGCCGGTCACGGCGTGGGCCACGGTGACGGCAATAACACCGCCACCATTGCTAGCCAATTTGGAAACGGATCTACTTCTTACATTTTCAAATAACAAGACTGGTAAATTAGATAAAGACGTATCAATGACGGCAATTGCGGCAAAGATACATACCGATAATATAGGGGGATTGGCAACGTGGCCGAGCCCAGTTGGCGCGGTAGCGATTACGTGAGGTAAAATGCCTAGTAGCACGATTGCATATATCAAGGAGAAGGCGAGGCAACGCGCCCAGAAAGACGATAAATTTCTGAAACGTATGCTCTACTTTTTTGAGCTACGTTTGCCCGCATCATTGCTACAAGTGAAAACGTCGAGTTTTTTATTTCCTTTGGTAATCCCTCCCGAATCGTATTCGATGGATGAACCGTTTTCGGCCGAAATAACCCCTACGCAAGGCGGCGGGGTATTCGTCGAGGAAAACGGGATTGTACAACGGTCGATACATTTGCGCGGAACTACGGGCTTTAAACCACGATTGCTCAAAACGTATGATTCGCTCCCAGCCGGAAATATCCCGGTACCGGCAATTTTGAACCCAAAGCAAAAATCGTTTTCAAGATCATTACCCACGTCGCCGGTTATTCAAGCGATTTCAGGACATCGCCATTTCCAATATTTGCAGGATTCGGTTTTCCGTACGTACGCGGATCTGAAACGGGATCCCGCAACTTCGGAAGAAACGGTATTGATTTTTCATAATCCGAAGGACGATGAGCATTGGGTGGTAATCCCGCAAAAATTCACGCTCGAGCGCGAAAGCGGGCAACCGTTTCTCTATCGATACAATATCGAATTGACGGCGGTGGACACGGCGGAAGCACGGGATGCGGATTTTTCAGAAGACAAAAATATTTTTGACAACATGAAAGATACCTTGAGGTCAATGAAACGTGGTGTTGATTTGGCCACGGGCGCGCTCCACGACTTGACCGCGATACAAGCGGAAGCAAAAGCGTATATCAACAATGTTACTCAAATAATTGACGCGGTGACCACGGTATTAAGCGCGGCTTCTGATTTTATTGACGGGGTTACTGATTTGATACAAACGCCCCTTTCACATTTAACGGCCACGGCCGCGTTAATTGATGAGGCGGCGGAATTGATTAGCACGCACAAAGAACTAGGTGATACCTACGCCAATTTTCCCGAAGACTACCTTCAAAAATTGCGACAAATGGCGGACGGGCTAGAGCAACTAGGTACTAATCCATCGAGTTGGGAAACTTCCACAGAATCGACACTGAGAAAGATTCGAGATCAACAAGACATTCGTCGTATGATTAGCTCTACGCGGCGTTCGACATCGTTGGCTAGATCGATAGACACTTTAGAAAAGGCACGAGCGCTCGGAACGAATTTAACTCCCGGTGACATAATGTCCGCCGATGGAACGGTGCTAGCGGGTAACCGTATACGACGGTATAAAAGCGGCCGACAGGTTACGCTAAACGAGGGGGATACTCTAGTTTCATTGTCAGCGCGTTATTTGGGTGATGCGCGTTTGTGGCAATATATCGCCATCGCCAACGGTTTAAAACCACCATTCATTGATTCCCAGGCAAACGTCCCTCTTGTTGGCGGTGTCAGTGATGGCAGTCAAACGTCTGGTAGGGCCACGGGTGCGGATGAATTACCGTTTGACCGTACGCTAGGTGTAGGCAGTAAAATCGTCATACCATCAAATACGGTATCTTCTCTTGATTTTCCATTGCTTCCTGTATTGGGTGCGCGGTTGGAAGAAACGACAGAAGAGCAATTTTTGGGTACGGATACCGAGCTAGTGGGGGAGCAAGCGTTAACTGGCTCAGATCGTGTCCAGTACGATATCCCAATTGATTCAGAATTGGGAAGCGTGGATGTAAAGTTGGTTTCAGGTATGCGGAATCTAGGTCAAGTTATTTTGACGCGCCTACGCGTTGAACAGGGTTCGGATGTGCTCTACCAACGATTGGGAATCCAACGAATTGTTGGTCTGGGGATGACGGCCGTCAATTTGGAAAACGCACGTTTCCGAGTTTTGGAAGCATTATCGAGCGATCCAAGGGTGTCAGGTATTAGCAACGTGGATTTCGATTATGAAGGCGATACATTGCTCGTGGATATGACTGTAGAAGTTAGAGGGTTTTCCGACGTGCGCCCATTGCGCGTGATGCTATAGGGGTTAACGATGCCACGATTTACGATAAAACGGTATGAGCAAATCCTAACTCAAATGATCGCCAAGGTCGTTACGCGCACACGGTTAAGCGATATTTCGGATGCCTCGACATGGAAACACGTACTCGCGGCGGCCGCAAGACAAGATGACGAATTGTATTATCAAATGTCGTTACTCTTAAAACTGTTTTCGATTGATACCGCTAAGGGTGACGATTTGGTGGAACGCGCTAAGGAAATCCAACCGGGGTTAGTGACCAAGGATGCCCCGGTAAAGTCCACCGGAAACGTAGTCTTTTCCAGGGCGGGGACGGTCGGCACCTTAGCAATCCCGGTGGGCACCAAAATCAAAACAGCCGGAAATGTCTTTTTCACCACGACGGCGGCGGGGAGCATTACCGCGTCCAGTCCCGAGCAAATAGCCGGGCACGGCGTGGGTAGGGATTCGGGTTTGATACCCGCTACGGCGGACGTCGCGGGTGTAGCGGGGAACGTGGAAGCGGGTACCATCATTAAATTCATTTCCAAGCCTGTTGGAGTGGATGAAGCGACGAATCCGTCACGATTCGCGAACGGATTGGATGAGGAAAGCGACGATTCATTTCTGAACAAAATCAAAACGTATGTATCGACGCTAGCACGCAGCACGGTTGAGGCTTTGGAATCCGGCGTGTTGGGTGTGGAGGATACTGAAACGGGCGCAAGAGTCTTGTTTTCGAAGGCCGTAGAGGACTTAGTGAACTTGGGTAATGTGACGCTGTACATCGACGACGGAACCGGATCGGCGGAAAGTTACGAAACGGTTACGGGCGAGAATGTTACGGCGGGGCTCGCCGGTCCCCCAGCCGATTCGGCGGTGGGAGGGGAAACCTATTTGTTTCTCGACTACAAACCTGTGCGCGCCGCGTCAGCATTCACTTTGACAAGTTCCACGCGTGGGGTTCTTGTCCAGGATACGGATTTTTATTTGAACGAGGCTTCCGGCCAAATCAATTTTAATCCAGCGTTGGCGGCGGCGGAAGTGATTACGGTGGATTATACGCGGTTTACGGGGTTAATAGCGGGAGCCCAAAAAGTGGTAGATGGTGATTTAAATGATCGCGTAAATTATCCTGGCATACGTGCGGGTGGTGTTCGCGTAAGTGTATTAGTCCCGCAAGTTTTAATTCAAAACATTTCGTTAAGTATTTCCATCAAAGAAGGCTACGATCATGATGACGTAAAAGCGGCTGTAAAATCGGACGTAAGGGATATGATAAATACATTAAATGTGTCCGGTGACGTATTGTTAAGCGCTATAATCGCGACAGCTAAAGCAGTTTCGGGAGTTTATAACGTCAAATTATTGTTACCCACAAGTGACGTAATTCTTTTAGATGATCAATTAGCGCGTACAACGGATGCTAATGTTTTGGTAGCGTGAGGTAAACCATGGCTTTTTCAATAGCGTCAATATCGCCTCAAAAAGTGTCTTGCGAAGGCGGGCACGCGCTCACGGTAACGGGTTCGTTCGAATTGACACATCGATACCGCGTGCACGTAGGCAATTCGGAAACAACTTCCGATCCTATTTGTTATTCGGGAATACCTGGACAAGGAAACGTTGTGTATCCAACGAGCGTGACGACGTTGATAGTGTACACACCTTTGCTCGTGCCCAGTACTACACCGTATTCATTATTAGTCGTGGATCTGGAAACGTCGGTTGTGCATTCGTTACTAAATGTATTAACGGCGTTGAAAAAACAATTTTATTCTTTGGTGTATCTGTACAGAAAAAATATGCACGGTGATTACAAAGTAGGCCCAAGAAATATCGAATTAGAAGCGCAAGTGTAAAGGGTAAAAACAATGACCATAGAAATAGTAATCGACGTATCAGGGGAAGCGGCAGGATCGCCGGGAGTAGCTAGGGAATTTGTGTACGGTAAAATCGATCCTACACCGCCCACGGTGACGTGTTCCTTGGATGACGATACCGGGATTACCTCTTATTTTTGGGAATTCATTAGTCAACCCGTAGGAGCCTCGGCCGTGTTCTCGAGTAGTAGCGTGCCAGCGCCGACGTTCACGCCTACGGTTTCAGTTCCTGGTACTTATTTGATCCGCTGCACCGTGAACGGCGGTGAAGATTTCAATACGAACGCCCTCGCGTTTTCTACCGAAAATCGAGCGATACGAAAACCTGCTCCGGGGGAGACCACGCAATTTAGTGATACGCGGGGTTGGGATATTGCGATGAGCAATATGGTTGACACTTTGGACGGGTTAACTGTTCCGGAAGACGCGGTGGATATAGCTGTTGATAATTCGGGTTGGGTAGGGGGGCCATTTGAAGCTGAAACGGATGTGCAAGAAGCATTGGACGCTATCATCGACGAGATCGCTCGTACAACGTATGACGGCACGGTTCAACTACTGGATTCCGCTACTTCTCCTGGAATGCCCGAAACCGCGCAAATTGACATTGGTGAAATTGATAAAGGCACAGTCGTTGCTGTACAATTCTCTCTCACGTCGGGAGCGTCTACAGACACCGATTTACAATTTTACGACGGTGACCCCGATGTTAGCGGTGTGCTGCTGAAAGAATTTCTTGGCTTGGATTTAGTTTCGGCGGCGTTGGACGATAACTCTATTTGGTATGTTGGACTACAGGCAGTAGGCGATCTTTGGGTGTCAGTTACAAATAATACCGGTTCGGATTCTGTTTATAGTCTGCGGTTGCGAATCAACGCATTTGCGGCGGATAATATCGCTGTTGATAATTCTGGTTGGGGTGGGAATCTTGGTTCAGAAGAGGACGTACAGGCCGCGCTCGACACGATTGACGGGTTGTCTTTGGGCGGAGGTTCTCCCGGTGGTTCGGGCGTAGAAATTCAATATCGTTCTGACGGTTCTACTTTTGGCGGCGCAGCAAAAGCATATTGGGATTCTACAGCAGGCTGCTTGGTGCTAGGTGATTACGCGACGTCATTATTATCGGCTCCGTATTACGGTCTGCAAGTCGCTAGTACTTCTACGGTCGGCATAAATGTTTTATTATGTAATACCGCTCAACCTGAGAACTTCCCATTTGCATTCGTCGGTAGAGCTAGAGGCACTTTCGCTCTACCCACAGCGGTGCAAACGAACGATGTGCTGGGTGGGTATAGGATCGGCGGCGTATGGGGCACTACTTGGGCGCAATCGTCTTCGGGAGTGGCAATCGAAGCGACGGCCGCGCAAGCTTGGGGAGCCGGGCCGGTAGTCGGAACAAGGCTTGCTATAAAAACCGTAAATTCTGCGCAAGCCACGCTCGCTGATAGATACGTGATAGATGGTAGTTCCGATCAAATTTGGTATGGGGCGGGCACATCTCCCACAGAAGCAATGCGATTGGTTGGCAGTACTGGTAGGCTTGGGTTTGGTTTAACAAATCCAGACTATGTAATTGAGACCACAGGAACCACAACAGCAACTACGGCAATTTGCTCTACGCGGATTTCCTCGTCAGTCAGTGATTGTGGAACCATTTTCAGTCGGAGAGGGCGCGGCACCGTACTGAGCAAGACGCCTGTCGCGGCCGGGGATAATCTCGGAAAATTTATGGCGGGCGGATACTATAATTCTACGTGGTCCGTTCCTGGGGAAATAATATTTGAAGTTGCCGGCGTACACGGGACTTATCTTTCTGGCGATTTCAAAATTAGATTGGTGGATTCGACAAACACATTTAACGAAGTTGCTAGATTTAAGTCAACAAAAAGGCTAGGAATAGGAACCGACTCGCCAGGGGGTACATTGGGTCTCTTGGATGCCACAACATATATTACTAGGGATGGATCGAATAATCTTTCATTTACTGACGCGGTAACGGGAACGAAAACCCTCGCACAGTTAGCAGCAAGTGGGGGATCTCCTGGTGGCACAACACCTCAGCTTCAGTATAATAATGGTTCTGGTGGTTTCGCTGCGACAACAAACGTTAGGTATGATAGCTCCGATGGTGTGTTGATAGCTGGTGCGTATGATGCATCGCCATGGTCAGCAAGCACGTATGGTCTTCATGTAATGAGAGATGGGTATGCTGGAATTAACATTTCCGCAGCTAGCATTACGGCAACAGACGTACCAATATTAAAGCTTACAAAGACGCATGGAGCATCACATGCTTCCCCTGGTATCATTCAGTCCGGTGATGATCTTGGGCGCATAAATTTTGATGGCACAAGAACTGCTGCGTGGAATGGCCAATCAATAGGTGTGATGCTTTTGGCAACTGCGTCAGAGACTTGGAATACTGGCGCGACTGGAACACTTTTCGATCTTAAGACAGCTACAAATGGGACTATTGCAGCAGCTACTCGGTATAAAATAGAAGGTAATGGGGATCATGTTTGGAATGGCGCAGGAGCTTCCCCAACACAAACAATGCGTACTGACGCAGACAAAGGCGCTCTGATACTTGGATCTTTGACTGCGAGCCCATTTACATCAAGTGGTTATCTCGCAATAGCGGCTAAGGATAGCGCGTATGGTGGGTATTGTGCGTCAATAGCAAGCGAAACTACCGATCAAGCTCCTACAATTTATTTCTTGCGAAGTAGGGGAGCTTCGCACGCAAGTCCGGCATTGGTTACGTCTACGTATCGACTGGGGGCTCTTTCGTTTTCGGGAACAACAAGTTCTGCGTGGTCTGGGATCAAGGGCGGTGTATTGATTGCCGCTGAAGCAACCGAAACATGGTCTGGCAGTGTGAACGGCGCAGCTTTGCAATTCCATACGGTAACAAATACGGGAACAACTCTGTACAAGAGGTATGAAATAGAAGGAAGTGGAGATCATGTTTGGTATGGTGGAGGATCTTCACCTCCCGAATTAATGCGACTGGATGCAAGTGCTGGCGCATTAGAAATTCCAGCACCGTCAAGTGCTCACACACCGTCGAAAAATGCAACAATAACTATTTCGCTAGATGAGTCAGGACATAATTTGATTGTTACCGCTAAATACAGCGGTGGAACAAGTAAGACGGCTACAATAGCCTTTGATTAAAATAGTAAGAAAGGAAAACGTTATGTTAGTTCAAAATCAAAATGTCCTAAAGCAATTAGAGGTATTGTCGGTTGTGGGTAACAAAGAATTTGGGCCAGGCCACAACGTGTTTAAATGGGGTGTAGCAAAAAATTTACGTATATTAGAGACAGCAGCTAAAGATATTGCGAAAGAGCAAGAGCCTAAGCCTGAATACGAAAGAGAGTATTGGGAGTTTGTCCAACAGAGGGATAAAGCTGTACAAGACAATTCGTTTTTGGACGAAAATGGTAATCGAGTATTTCCTGTGGAACAACGTTCTATTTTTCTACAAACTCTGGCCGAACTAAAGGCGAAATACGCAGGCGTTATCGCAAAACACGAAAAAACTCTTTTGGCTTATCGCGAAATACTACGTGCCAAATCGGAAATTAATTATCACAAAATAGATTGTGAACTGATACCAGACGAAATGTCAGCTTCCGAACAAGCAATTTTGATGGATATGTTTAATGATCCGAGAACCGACGATGCGGTTTAGGAGTTTGGTATGACTGCTCTAGGGTATGGATTAGGCGGATTTGGAATCGCGGAACCTTGGGGATCAATGGAAGTGGGGGAAGCTTCGCCGGAAGACGTAGTAGCGGCTGGGGAATACCTAGGTATTCTCGAAGCGACGTCTAGCGCGATAGGCGAAGAGGATAACGCAATCGGGGGGTTGTATCTTACGAGATTGACTGCGACGGTGGCGGCGGGTGCGACGTCGTTCCCAGTCGAAACGACGGATGGATGGGGGGATACTGGGAAAATATCGATGGACGGTGTTGTGTACTACTACACCGGGAAAACCGATACGACGTTCACCGGGATCACGTATTTACGCGGCGGGGTGGCCACGAGCGGCGCGGTAATCAATCACAGGATAGCCAGTACGGTTGTGGATATAAGTCGCACGCGTAGCGCGCTCGAGCGCCTACGGCGGGCAATGCTCGTTGAGTATGCAGAAGGCGAGGATCTAAGCGTCGTAGGCCGCAATCTTAAAGTCAATCGATTGCCTGTACTATCGGGGGATGATCAATTCCGCGAAGTGATAAAAGCGCTCGCGTACAATCCGAAGGGTACCGTGCTTGGAATCACTTTGGCGCTAGAAGCGCTTTTGGGTGTGGGGAACGCGGAAGTTTACGAAGATTTGATCGCATACCCAAACGTCGTTTTTATCAAAATGGATAGCGCCAGTTTGTTGAAAACTTTGGCGGCCGGGAGCACGTACGCGACCGCGCACGAATACGACGCCTTGACGGGGTCGGCCGATACCCTGGCGCTTGATTCTGAGCCCTTGGGGATAGGTGGGGTAAAATTACTCAATTTGGGAGAACTATTTGATTTTACGGAAGAAAAACCGAGCGCGGCGACGTATGCGTATTATCCAGGGGGAACGCCCTCAAGCGCATTTGATTACGATGGGACGGAAAGCGAGGCTACCGGGGTAATTCTCACCACAGGTTCGCATTGCCGATTCTCGAGCGCGGGGGGCACGGCCTATTATTCGATGCCAGACACCAAGGGGGCGCGTGTAACGGAAAAATCTTATGTGGAGGTGAGCGCGTTGGTGCGGATTCCCTCCACGGCCACGCTGTCGGCCGGGGCGCTTTTACAGTGCGGCGGGGGGATTGACGACGGAGATTATCGCGTGAGTTGGGGCCTTGAAAGTGATCTAACCATCGGGCTATTTGCCACAATCGGCGGTGGATTCATCGGCGCGACAAAGCAATTAATCGCGGACACTTTTTACGAAGTGACCATGCGAAAATACGGTGACGAGCGCGTGGATTTCTTGGTAGACGGTGAGCTTATTTCTAGCGTGGATTACGCTCTATTTACTTACGTCGTGACGACACACCAAATCAGATTCGGTGTCATATTTGGCGCGGTGTCTGGGATGCAAGCCGATTTTAAGGCCTTCGGCGCGCAAATTGAAACCTCCACAGATTATTGGACTTCTCGCGAAGGCGGAACCGGGGATGTCCTGGCGGCGAATCCAAACCAATTCACTTTGAACGGCGGAACGTCTTACGCTTTCATCGCTGGGGACGTTACGAAAAAGTTACGGATCACGGGATCGGTTGCAACCAACGCGCAAGGCGGAAACAATAATGGAAATTGGGTAATCGATTCGTACTCGAGCGGAACCGTCGTGGAATTGGCCGGGGTGGAAAAAGACGGCGCGCTCGTCAGTACGGTAAATCCAACCAGGATAACGGTAGTCGGTGACAACGAAGCGTTTTTGTACCCAGACGATCTAGGAAAAGAAATTGTTATTTCTGGCTCGGCCGGATCAAATGATGGAACGTACGTAATCAGTAAATTGTTACAACTGGGGACAGAAACGGACTTGTCCACATTTGATTCAGTCATAGAAGAACGGACCAACATTTGCGAAGTAGTATCAGCCACGTTTACTTCTGAATTGAATTTAACTTGGCAATTAATGCCTAATTTCGTGAACGAATCAAATTTAGACTGGGAGCAATCCGACGCCGGATCATTTACGGGTACGGCGATTACATTGCGTCAAGCGCTTTGGGGGAATGGTCTTTACCTGGACGTTTTTGTCAGTCGTGTATTGACCGCGCAAGTGCTCGATGCGGATTCTGAAAATGAATTAATAGACAGTGATCCTAATATTTATGAGTATTACCCGTTTTACATTTCGGATCCTTTTGCGCTGGTAAAAAGTTACGTGGATGCAATCACAGCGGCGGGTGTACTCCCGCAATATTTGATCGAATAGGAGCGAGATCATGCCTAAAAATAAATTGCGCGTAGAGCCCAACGAACGAATCGATATCCAAGATTTTCAATATCTGATTAACGCGGGCATCCACGATAACACCGAGCAATTGTTAGAGAGTTTAATGTGCTCGACAACGCGTACCAAAAAATGGATTTTGAGCGGTTTCACGATGTCGAATCCATCGGCGAAACAACTACAGGTAACTAAGGGTAAAGCGATCCTCGCGGAACGTCGAGACGGCGCGGTGCGTTATGGGATGCTTGTTACCGAAGGTGACGCCACGAAAACAATCGATCTGAATACCTACTCGGCGGGGGATTACGGTATTTATATTCGGTTCGAGGCCGTGGCCGGGGAAAACGCTTCGCGGATTTTTTGGAACCCAGCCGGGGATGGAAGCGAGTACGCAAGCTCAATCCAAACGCGCTACCAGGCCAATTGGTCTTTACGCGTGGATGCCGCGAGTCCGGGCGCGGAATGGTTGCGGATTGGTACGGTGGCCCAGGCAACAATGGCAATTACGGACGAGCGCGAATTTTATTTCGAAGGGAGTCTTCCCGATTCATACGAAAGCGGTTGGAGCGCGGACGGCGGCGGTATAGCGAATGACCGTAACGCAGACCGGGCGACTTACGGGATTACCGATCTTCAGGGTTTCACAGCGGCAACGCGGCAATGCCTCACAGACATCAAAGGCCGTGGTCTAAGGGAATGGTACTCCCGAGATATTGGCGGTATGAATATTGGGTTCGATGCGGATCCGGTCGAAGACAAGCTGGCTATTGGGGACGCCAACTTTTCTCTTTGGCTGAACGGCTCGGCTAATCCGCAATTCGGATTAGATTCAGACGATTATTTAGAGTACGTGCGATCAACGAATACGTTAAAGATAGTGCTAGATACAGTAGACATTTTTAGTTTTTCAGAAACGGCGCTATTGCCGCTGGGAACGCAGAATATCGGTGGATCGTCCAATCGTTGGAACACTGGCTATTTCGACGGATTAAACGGTAAAGTCACGGTAATACAGAGCAATGACGTTACCGGGGGAACGGGGGCACCGGACGCGCCGTTATTAAGTACTGGCGGCAGCGTCACGAACGCCGCGAACGTGAGTAGTGCCGCAAACGGTGGATCGTTTTATGGTGGGGGAGCCGACGGCACGGGTGGCGGTGGTGTGGGCGTATACGGTATGGGCGGGTTGGCGTCAAATACCGGCGATGCGGGCAGCGGTGGTTATTTTCGCGGGGGCACGACGTACAGTACAGGCATGGGTGGTTACGGTGTGTATGGTAAGGGCGGTACGAGTGTAGCGGCGGGAACAGCCGGTTACGGCGGATATTTCGAGGGGGGTGCTCCTTTCGCAGCTAGCGGTGACAACGGTGTGTATGGTGTGCTCGGAAAAGGTGGTCCGGGTGAAGGCGGGGGCTTAGGCGGCGTAGGCGTGCGCGGCGAAGGCGGCGAAGGTGGGGCATCAGAAAATGGTGGGATGGGCGGTCATTTTGTTGGAAGTGCTTACGGCGGTTGGGGGGCGGTTATCCAAGGCGGTCCAGGGGGAAGCGCACGAAACAGCGGGCAAGGCCTCGAGGTAGGATCTCAAACAATTACTTGGGCAACCGGTTCCGCTGGATTGGGGGCAAAAATAGTCGCGGGTGCAATTTCAAACGCATCTAATCCGGGAGATGGGGCACGCGGTCTAGAGGTGTACGGCGGTGGAGTTAGCACGGGGGGTGGCTTTGGTGGGGAGGGGATTTATTCCAAAGGCGGGAATAGCGGGGCTGATTATGGCGGTGACGGGGTATTTGGCACCGGAGGAAACGGTGCCGGGGCGGGAAAATGGGGCGGTTTCGGGATTAAGGGTGTAGGCGGGAATGGTACGGGGTCGGCGGTAGGTGGCCCAGGTGTTTATGGTCAAGGCGGCACTGGCACAACTTACGACGGGGTTGGAGGTCAATTTGATCGAAAAACTAATGCGGCCAATATCCATTTAACTCAAAATGTGAGTACTGCTTTCGCTAGTTCCGCATCGGGGGATATGTGGATCGAGGGTACGGGAGGATCGATGGCACTTAAAGTCAATTTAAATGGGAACATTACGACCTTAGCGCTAGGTGCGTAATATCTAATAAGCAAAAAGAGAGAGCGAAAAATGGAAAACCAAAAAGAATTATTAAGTCGATTGGTACGAGAAGAGATACCGCCGAAAAATGAATTTGTCGGGTATCTTGTAGAAAAAGCCCAACTTGCGCTCGTCGAATTGGATCGAGCTTCCGAGCACGAAAAACAAGTCATGAACGTATTAGTTGAAAACCGTCAGCAACAAATTCGATTAAGATCAACCTTAGATGCTTACGCAATGGACATCGCGCACTGGCAAGAACGAGGTGATCTAAATGGGCGAGAAAACGGAAACACTGGCGACGACGCAAGCAGTGAGCCCCCCGAAGGGGCTACTGTTTCGGCAACAGATGGGGGCGATTTGGAATAAGATCAAAATTTTTCTTTGGCGCTTTTTTGGCGCTTTGTTTCTCGAGGAAAAGGGATCTGGAAAAACGTACGCAGTCAGTCTTGGGCGTCTCGTGCTCCTTCTCACTCTAGCCTACCTGGTTTACATCTGGACGAAAACAATTCAAGGTGCCGAATTGGACGCGCCAGCGGGTTTAATGGAAGTGTTTTACGTCGCGGCGGGCTACGTGTTCGGCGGTAAAGTCGTGGACGTAGTACGGCGGCGATAATGACCATGGTGGTAAAATTCATAACCTGGCTACGCCGGTATTGGTACATTCCATTCGTGACGCTTGGGGCGGCTCTCAGCTACGTTTTTTTGATGCGACGCCGGGCGACGCCTATGGCGCAAACGAAGGCTGAATTAGAGGCGATACGCATGGCCTCGAACGTCGCTAAAATCGAAGCGCTTTTGGGTGCGGAAAACGCCCGCGAAGTCGTGGAACGCGAATACCGCGAAACACTAGGCACTTTGAACGAGCAACAAAAGAAAAAGGCAAAGGAGTTAAGGGATGATCCGGCAAAGTTGGCTAAGTTTCTTGTGCGCGCTGGGAATACTACTAAGTAGTAGCCTGTCGTTCGCGCAATCTAATCCAGACATGCTCAAATACGCGTTGGAATGCGACGGTGATAATTTCGAATTGTGCGCGCAACCTCTTCTTAAGGGGGAGAAAGCACCTTTCGACGGGCAATTATTGACGCCGGAACTGGCAATATCGCTAAGTCAACGGGCAATGGCTTTTGATTCCCAGTTAGAAATTGAATTAGAGCGCGTGGGGAAATTACACGATATCGAAATGAACTATCAAAGGGATATAAACAATTTGGATAAGGAGTCATCTAAAAAGCAAATAGACCTACTCGAGAAGAGGTTAAAAGAGGTTACAAAAATACCGTGGTATCGTACGCCCGCGTTTGTTTCCATCACGTCAATTGCGGGTACGGTTTTAGTAGTTATCGGGGCAACATATATCGTAAAAGCCATCGATTAACCCTTTTTAGCGCGCTCCCAGTGCTTCCAGAAAATCTTTAAAAAAGTTACAATTGTTCCATAAAATTGGATCATGTGTTATGTGGGGATTGAAAAAAAGTTGGCCCGCAACTTATTAAAATCATTGACTAAAAAAATTATTTTAAAAAAAAGTGCAAATAATCACATCACATTTTTGCTCGGCGTACGTTATTATATATAGAGACATCGTCATGGACATAGGGTTATGAAATTGACGCTACACCCTATGTCTTCTTGTGTGTCCTCCTTTGAACACCTCAAAATCCAGCGTATGACCGTTCGTCATTAAAGGTCATATGACTGGACACGATTTTTCGAAAATCGTTCCCCTGGTAAACGTGTTGGTTGGATATGACGATGATCATAAATCGAGTTACGCGGACAGATCCGTTTTTAGGAAGACGGGGATAGATCCCAGACTGGGAAGGAGTACCGGGCTAATGATATTGATAGTAGAAAATGAAAAGACGTATATTCAAGGATCGGATTTATTTATCCTTAATTGGCTGGATAAGGAATTGCGTTACACGGTAGTGGATCCAGAACATTTAGCAGGAGAGCGTGATCCCCTGATAGAGGCCAGTGCATGGGATGGTTGGGTTCGATTATTGCGCAGACCAAAAATCAAATTACCGTGGTTTCCCACCGGCCTTTTGTCTCTAGTTGAAAGGTTAATTAAAAAGTACCAATACGAATACACGATAGACGATAGACGAGTAAGGCCGAAAGAGGGATTCCCAGAGCTAGTCGAAATACCGTTGCGCGATTATCAGCGTAAAGCGGTGGATTGTGCTCTTAAGGCTGGACGTGGTGTGTTAGACATGGTCCCTCGTTGTCATGCCCAGGGTGAACCGATTCTCATGGCAGACGGTACCACGAAACCCGTGGAAGACGTCCAGGTAGGAGACAGGCTTATTGGTCCAGACAGTACGGTAAGGCGTGTTTTGGAATTGCATAGCGGGGAGGATCTTTTATATGAAATCATCCCCAGGTTTGGCGGTGAGCCCTTCACGGTTAACCAACATCATGAATTAGTTTTGATTTGCGGTAAGTGGAAAATGCGTGGGGGGATAAAGCGGTTAGTGTTTTCAGAACAGGTAATCTCTGTATGCGAGTATTTAATAACCCCACCATATTTAGCTCGTATGTCCCATTTAAAATTGAAAGGCGTGGAATTCCCGGAAGCTAAAGGTAGTGTATTGTCTATAGATCCGTATAGTTTTGGGCTAACTCTAAGTAAGGGGAATTCTATACCTAAGTGTTATTTGCTTTCAACTAGTGATTGTAGGTTACAATTACTTGCTGGGGTAATTGATAATGGGGGGTATTTATTTAAAAATGATATTTACGGCCTTATAATTAAAAATGAAAAGTTAGTTAAAGATTTTTTATTTTTGGTGGGAAGTTTGGGGTTTAGGGTAAAGGCTAACCTTGAGGTGTTCAATGATATTCGATGCTATCGAATACATTTATGCGGGGATGTTGCTAGGATACCCACGAAGATTAGTAAAGAAGCTGTAAAAAAAGGATCAAGTAGTGGTAATGCGCAGTTAACTTCTTTTAAGGTTCGACCTAAAGGACGAGGGAAGTTTTACGGGTTCACGGTAGACGGTGATAATCGGTATGTAAGTGCCGGTTTCATAGAATTGAAGAACAGCGGGAAAACCCGCATAATGTGTGAGATACAACGCAGTATCGCGTTGCCTACCATTTGGGTAGTGCCTACGGACGGAATAGCACGCCAGACAAAAACTGTGTTTGATTCGTTTTTTTACGATTTGTATTCGTACCATTTGGTAGGGGCAGCACAAGACAAGTTGGAGATAGCAAAGAAGATCCCGGTTGTGATTTCTACGATGGCGACGGCGGTAACGTTGCCGGACGATTTTTACCAATCACGACAGTGTATCATGGTAGACGAATTCCATCACGCAGCGGCAAAAGCATATAGTACGATTTTTGAAAAATGTGCTCATATCTATTTTAGATACGGGGCAACAGGAACGTTTATGCGCAGTGCGGGCGATGAGATGGCAATGCACGCACATTTACGAGAAACAATTTACCGAATAACGAGCGCGGATTTATTGCAGTATGGTTATCTAGTACCAACTAAAGTCGTGTTTCTGCCGATTACGCAAAGGATGCCCAGATCCGAACGCGGGCCTATGCCTACTAGTTTTTTCGTTGGGCATGGGAAATACGGGATACACGAATTCCAATACCGAAATGACATAGTTGCACAAAGTACTTATTGGCTAACCCAATATGGTTACAAGGTACTCGTTTTAGTCGGCACGAAAAAGCAAGGCCGTTTGTTGCAATCAAGTATCACTAAATATTTACAGCCTAACAAGGGCACTGAATTCAAGGTCGCGGAATTCATTAGCACTGACATGCGCCGTCAAGTGCAAGCGCGGATAATCAAGGCGTTCATCGATTCTCAGGAAATTCGCGTCCTGTTGGGTACGACAATTCTTGGTGAAGGGATTGATCTGCCTACAGTGGACGCGCTAGTCTATGCACGCGGTGAAAAGGCGGAAGTGTCCCTCACCCAGTCGATTTATCGCACGTGCACGGCCGTGGAGGGCAAGACACACGCGGTTGTTGTGGACTTTGCGGATCGTCATAACCGTAAGCTCTTAAAGCACTCACAGGAGCGTCTAGAGGTTTACTACAAAGAGCCGATCTTCGAAGTTGACATCTTAGAAGATGTGGGTCAATTTAATCACTGGCTTGCCCAAGTGTCCTTTTCCCAGACACGTTGCGCGGGAGAGCCAAAATAGATATTGCGCTTGGAAAGGGTTCGTGATATGTCCGTTTGGTACATATTAGCCCGAACCGAACCACGGCCCTTGACTTGAATTCTATCCCCCAGGTCAAGGGCCAATTTTTTTGGTGAGGTAAATATGGACAAGGATGCAAGGCCCGGTAGATCGGCGATAATTCCAAAAGAGTTTCAAAATAGAATTGGTAAGATTCGAGTAGCCAAAACAGCGTTTTTACTAGAGCGTTTGCCAGAAATGTTTTTCGCGATTTCATTTATTCCAGTTGACATTAATTGGTGGGAATACAGTTACGAGGGCGTGTACACTGGCTACGCGTTGGGGTTTGATCTGCTGGCCGATGGCGACGAAATCCCAGAGTACGTCATTCACATGAAGGATAGTAGAGACGATTTCGAAGTGACAAAAATGGAACGGGTGAACCCGAAGGGGTAAAAACAGCGAGGGGAGAACATGGACATGGTAGAATTGGAGCCGGGGCTTTCAGTCAAAGAACAGAGTGAAAGATTGCTGCGCGTGTCGCTCAAGGACGCCGATCAACTGAAGGAGTGGTTAGAAAAATCAGGCCGCAAATGGTTGATATTTGACGCGATAGCTTTGGTGGACGCGTTACCTTTTCCCGATGGGGTTGACACGCTGATACAACTTATTGCATGTTATCGAGACTATCGCAGCGTACAACCAAGCGGACGAACGGAACGGATAAAAGATCCAACGTTTGGTAAGGTGATAGAAGCGCCGATCTTTAAGGGGGAGATGTTAGAGGTGGAAGAATTAGACCGTGTTATTCGCTATTTGGTTCGGCAAATAACCGATAAACAATCGACGTGGTCACTAAATGACGCCCCACTATAAATAACAATTCAACTTTCAAATGCGTGAGGGGATACATGCAAAAAGAAGTACTTCAATTATTAGATGATTACATTTTTTATCGCGAGCAAACGACCTACTATAAAAACGCTAAAAAAAGAAATCCATATCTTAGAGAGCTAAAACCTACTCCCGAGAGGTTACGTGTTCTCGAGGAAATGGTTATTTGGTGTCGAGAACGATCAGTACCATCGCGCCAATGGCTTTATTCGTTGTTTGCTGCGCGCTTTTGGAATTTTGCTCCCAGTTTAACCACCCAACATTTGCTTTCTGAAAAACACGTAAAACGTTTTCACTCAAATACCGATTATGAATTCTATGCCCAGTATATTCGTAAATTGGATAATCTGAAAAAGTTACGAGATCCAGAAAAGAGTTTTGATCCGAATAAGGACGTGAGCCAAACGGCCGAGGGCGCGAAACTGTATTATTTGAAAGTGGGGGGAACGTATACGTGTCGAAAATTCATGCTTACGGAAACGTTCGGGTATCACCCATTGAGTGAGGTATGCCAAAAATGCGCGGATAGTGATGCGTGTTTGGCAGAACTGCAAAGGTATACCGCGTTTGATGTGTTGGCGTTGCGTTCGGGAAAGATGTCAGCGGGGGAAGCGAAACGGCAAGCGTTCGCACGTTTATAAATGCCCCCCAAACGCTCACAGGTTCAAGAAGAGATCCCACAAACGTTTCCGTTTGGCGTGGAGTTTCAAAAATCGTTAATCAAGTTGTTAACGCGTGACGTGGGGTTTTCTAGCGCGGCGATTAAATATTTGAAGGATAGTTTTTTTGAAAACGACGTACTCAGTTGGGCGTTTCGATTTATCGAACGGTACAACGAGAAATATAACGCGATCCCCTCATTGCCTTTGTTGTTGGATGAGACAAGAAACCTTGATCCGACCATGCGCGAATATTTTCAGTTAACTTTGGAAACTGTGGTGGAATCTAGTTTAGTCGAGGAACAATGGCTAAAAGACAAAGTTCTAGATTTCATTAAACGAAATATATTCGTCGATGGCTTCCGAGAAACAAAGGAACTTTACAACCAAGGGAAGGTGGATGAGGCATACGATTTCATGGCGGTTATGATGGATAGCATTTACAACACCGCGTGGTCGCCCCCAGATCGAGAATTCTTTTTTGAAGATTTTAACCAACGAACTAGTTTACGTTTGGCGCACGACGCGTACAGCGATACGATGCCCACGGGGATACACGAACTAGATAATGTTTTAGGCGGTGGATTGAGTTTAGGCGAAATGGGGATTTGGGTTGCATACCCAAAGCGGGGGAAGTCAACCATACTGGTAAACCACGGCGTGCAAGCGGTGAGGCGAGCGAATAGAAACGTATTGCACGTAGTGCTTGAGGGTTCGCGCAAAATGGTTGCGAATCGTTATGACACCGTGTTCGCGCAGGAGGAGTATAACACGGTGAAGTATGGATCGTTTTCAGAAGAGACTTACAAGCGTATGGCTTTTGACTACCAAATGTACTCTAATAGATTAGTGTTGCGGGGCTTTACTGAACGCTGGGATTATTCGGCTATGGACATCCATGAAGAAATGAAGGAGTTAAAACGGTTATACGATTGGGATCCCGAGTTGATTATCGTGGACTATGGCGATTTGTTGCGAGGTAGAGGCAAGGGTTATAAAAACGAAACAGATATGCAGCGTGCAGCGTTTCGTGATTTAAAAAGTTTAGCGAATAGAGGCTACGCACTTTGGACGGCCTCGCAAGCGCGAAGGCCCGACAAGGACATCGATTCTACGCCGGAAATTTTGAACAGTAGAAAAATTGCAGAATGCTTTGACAAGGTAAGGGTTGCGGATTTCATCGGCTCGATAAATCAAACAGCGGAAGAGAGGCAAGCCAATCAAATGCGGTTATATGCCGAGCTTTATCGGGATAATGAGGCCGGAAAAGTTTTTCTAGTTAAATCTGATTTTTCACGAATGACGATTGAAGGGATACGGGATGCCGGGGAAGTGGTTCACCCTAGTAGTACTGAATTAGTGGCTACCCCATTGGGGTATTCGCGACAAACGAAACCAGTATCGAATTTAGTACAACAAAGAAAGGCGGCGATATGAACAACACTACAGAACACGCGGTAAAGAATTTTGATCTTAATTCTTACCTGAAAAAATTCGGTGCGGTTCCATTACCAAAAGATGAGTGGTCTATGATTTGCCCTATTTGTAATAGGGAAAAGTTGGTTGTAAATGCCCAGAAAAAACAGTGGCACTGTTGGGTTTGCGAAGAGTATAAAATGGTGCCTGGCGGTAAAAAGCGTGCGGTGCGTGGTGCGGGTGGATTGTTATCACTGGTAGGGTTGCTCGAGAATTGTTCAATTGATCAGGCAAGGCAGCGGGTGAGCGGTAGCGGCTCGTTTAGGGGTTCCTATTTCCGCCCAGAAGGTGAGCGCGTATACAATGGTGGCCCAGTCGAGATTCCACCGCCCATGGGTTGGAAACCAATAAATACAGTGTTGCCGTATTGTACCGAGCGCGGAATAACTTTGGACGATATACGGCAATTTGGACTTGTCTTTTGCGACGTGGGCAGGTATCGTAACCGCTTGATTTTCCCGATTTGGGAGCAAGGAAAATTAGTGTACTACCAAGCGCGGGCAATGTGGAAAGCAAGGCCCGGAGAAAACTACGTGAAAGCACTCAATCCGCCCAGCGACGTTGGCGCGGCTAGCCCTAGAGACGTCTTAATGAATCTCGATACGGCGCGACATTTTGATCGGGTTGCTGTGGTAGAAGGTCCGATTGATTGCATTCACGCGGGGCCGAGCGCCGTTTGTACGCTCGGAAAACGAATATCAGTACAGCAAATGCTGAAGATGCAGAAAGCGGGTGTACGGGCCATAGATTTGATTTGGGATGGTCCTACGGAGGCGGAGCCCGAAGGGGCGTGGCCGGAAATGAGGCAAGCGGCCGCGCAGCTATCCGGGATTTTCGACACAAGGCTGGTCTTCCTGCCTCATGGGGATCCAGGGGATTACACGCGGGCCGAGCTTGAACAGTTCCGCGCAAAAGCGCGGCCTTCTTCCGCTGTTTCAGGTTTGGCATATCTAGGATAGTAGGATATTATGCAGCAAATATGGGAACCGCAGAAAGATCGTGCAAAAGTTGATTTGCGTTTACCGCGTGATCTGCACGGTCAAGTCCATGAGATGTGCGATTTGTTGGGGATTCCGAAAAACGCTTTTTTCGCTATGGCAGCGGGCCTTTTATTGCTTGAATTATCACCGCTACAAATTGGTGAAAAAAGAGACAATACGTCTAAAGTAGCTTTCAAAATAGTACAGAAAGTTTTGACCGCAGTTCGAAAGCAATCGTAATTATTGTCTAAAAATTAATAGTAGCTTTATTGCGCTTTTTACACTTTTTTTCGTTGACGGCTAAGGCAGCGCGCCGTATTGTCGGCGTATCTGATAGAGATGAACGGCTAGCTATGTGCGAGGGATAGTCAATGGAATTGCATTTACCGGCAATTAGTCGGGCGGTATTTGTTTTCGGGGAGACGGTAAATAGTAGAGGGTTGAGCCGGGAAGATTATGAAATAGCGTTGGTAACGCATTTGTGGGAATACAGCCGGGGGGATTTCGTGGATCATGAACTAGTAGCAACAATATTACGCAACAAGGTTCGTGATTACCAACGGAAAAATAAGGATAAGCAGTTACCTCTTGGAGTCCCTCCAGACAATGTTTCAGACGATTTAGAACAACATGCCATGAATAGGGAATTGATCCGTTTATTGCGGGTTGCGTTACCAAGTGATGATTGGGATTTGCTCGTGTCGTATATCGAAAATGATTGTAATTCGCGTCAAACTTGGCTTACTCGTAAGCCGTGTACAACAAGTCGTGAATTTTTCCACCATAAATTACGTGAATTGCTTTTATATTGTAGGGAAGTCATTCAAAGTCTTTGTAACTACCGTTCGGGTGAACGGGTAATCAACTAATTGGAGGTGTGATCATGGGTTCATCATGTTTTGGGTTGTATTGGGATGGGCGAGCAGACAGCGAGTGTAGGGAAGGTAAGGGATGCACGGCAATGAATGAATGTTGCGCCGCGTTTTGTACTGGCGTGCTGGCAAAGCACCAAAGAAGCATTGGCCCTAAAAAAGCTACTCCAGAGGTGTTGGGAGAGCTAACGTCAACGGATCCAAAATCTGTTTTGCTCGCGATGAATTGGCAAAAGAACACGGGGTTTAACCCGTACGTCGTGGAAAAAGAACAGGTTAAGGCGACTAGAACAGTAATAGAGTACGCGGGCGAGGAAACCGAGTTAGACGACGGGGAAGATTTAGCCGAAGACTTTGATCCCGAAATGTTTGAAGAGGTGAGCGAGGGGGAACTTAACGAGGCCGAATTAAGGGCCGCGCAAACAGTGGAAGTTCCCAAGCAGAAAAAGGCTAGCCGACGTAAGGAGGCCCAGGAGAAAGGGGGAAACGCCGCGATAGGTACCCAGTTTTGCGAAAAGTGCAAGGGTACAGGCAAGAGAGGACGCGGCGTATGTAAGTCTTGTAGCGGCACAGGACAAGCGCAAGGAGAGACACAACCGCTCGCCGACAAAATCACAACGGCGAAGACTGAGGTGGATGCGAGAGCGGAGACGAAGCCCGCTAGTAGCCATGCTGCGCCCAGGCATGAAATTGAAACGCCTATGGCAGGGGGAAATTCACGAGGTGATAGTGGGTCAAGGGTATTACAAGTACAAGGGGGAGCAGTACCCCACGCTGTATTCAGTGGTGGTGGAAATAGCGGGGGCGCGGGATTGCCCGAAACAGTTAGATCGTCGGGGCAGGTATCCCGAGGGCAAAAGGCCGGAAGGCACGCGAAAACTGACGTCGTGGAGTGCTCCGAGGTTTTTCAAACTTCACTGGCTAATTCCGGGGGGAAAGGATCTATTAAAAAGCCACAAGTAGTTCTGGACACCTATAACAAGCGGATTGTGGGTGTGGATTGGCCGGATTGCCCATCGCTTATGGAAACTCCCGAAGTAAAAATCGTGCAAATAATTGCGTGGGATGTTGATCGTAATGGTTTCGTGAAATACGTATCGCAATTGTCGGGGGATCCTAACGAGCGTTTATTCAAATCGTTGTGTTAGGTTTGATTTGGTTTCTCAAGTAAAAGCGTTTACGTCCACGGATACAGGGTATCCTGATAAGACGATTGTTACGACGCCGAAAGCGTTCGAGGCAATGCTTGCTTTCATGCAGTTGTCGCCGGTAGTGGTGTTTGACTTTGAGACAAGCGGTTTTGCGTGGTTCAAGCACGCGTGCGCGTGCGGGGTAGCGTTTGGGGGATACAACCCTTACAACGCGGATGTGAGGTATTTTTATGTCCCTTTCAGGCATCATACCGGTGAGCAACAATTGCCTTTTGAATTAGTTTCCCCTGCAATCGGGAAACTATTAGGTGATAAGAGCAAATTAAAAATCGCGCATAATATCAAGTTTGATGAACACATGGCAAGGCGTGACGGTTGGGAAGTTTTAGGCCCGCGATACGATACCATGATAGCGGCGCATCTATTCGATGAGAATAGGCGTATCGCGCTCAAGATTCGGGCAGTTTCTGATTTAGGACGCGAAGACGCGGTCGAATTTGAAGCGTTGATCGATTTAGAAGTTGATCGTTTAGCTAAATTGAACGGTATGAATATTAGTGATTACCGGTATCAATACGGGTATTCCGAAATAGATATTCAGTTGTGCGGAACGTACGCATGTTTTGACGCCGAGTTCACGTTTTTGCTTTACTTGTTTTACGAGCGCGAGGGCATATCGAAAAAGTATTCGCGTGTTTGGAATACTGAGATGAAGTTGACTCATGTTCTATGTGATATGGAGCGAAACGGTATAGCGATTGACGTAGACTACTTGGTGAAGTTACGCGGTGATTTAGAAGTAGCCAAAAAAGATTTGACGTTTGAAATTGAGCATCGTTTGGGCCGCAAGTTAGGTGATTTTAATTTGGCTTCGGATGATCATATGCGCGAGTATTTGATCAACCAGTGTCGATTGACGCTAACCAAGACAACTAAAAAAGGAAAGCTTGCTGTTGATAAAGAAGTGTTAGAATCGTTTAGCGGCGTTTACCCTGTGCTAACGTTCATGCAAAAATGGCGGGAAGTCGAGAAACTCTTAAACACGTACACGACGTCTATACTTGACCGGTTGGACGCTAACAATATTTTGCATCCTGATTATCAACAGGTCGGAACCAACTCAGGCAGGTTGTCTTGCAAGAGCCCAAATTTCCAGAACCAACCCGTGGATAGTGATGCCAGGGCGAAAGAGTTTTGCGGTCTGGGTTTAGAAGAGGGGGGAATTGATCCGTGGTCGATTAGGCGTGCGTACATAGTGGGTGTTACTGGTTGGGTGAGATTGTTTTTTGATTATTCGCAAATCGAATTACGGGTTGTCGCGTTCTATTCACAAGATCCGATTATGGTAAAAGCGTTTATGGATAGAGAGGATATTCATGATCGTACAAGTATAGAGGTATTCGGTTCTACAGAAAAACCTTATCGTAGAAAGTCGAAAATCATTAACTTCGGTTTGACGTATGGAATGTCACACCTTGGTTTCGCCAG